GATTATCAGTATAATAAATATGGCTATGTAGGCATACTTATTATATCTTCGAGCCATTTACATGGGGGATATATTTAGGATCTGCGCCGCGCGGCTAATAATCATCCTAAATATACTTTATGGGACAGGGGGCTTGCGCCCCCCTACTTGCGCCCGAAAAAGCTTGAGTTCTCCTCGCAAGCTCGTCGAACAACAGCTTTTTCGCTGCGTTCGCTATCGCTCACTTGCGAAAAAGCTTGAACGTGCCCTTCTTCGCCTTGAAGCCCGCGGCACGAAGGCGGCGGATGGCCGTCTTTCCAGCCGCGTGCTTACGCTTCGAGACAATGCGGCCCTTCTTTGTCTTCATGAGGTCGGCGCGCTTGAGGCCGCCGGACGTGTGCTTGGCCGTGCCGTGGAAGACCTGAGCCTTCGTGCCGACCGTGACGGCCTTCGACTCCCGCTTCTTGAGCGTGACGCGGTTCGCCTTGCGCTTCGAGAGGAAGCGGCCACGCATGTTACGGAGACGGCCGCCGCCGACGCCCGGGCCCGAGGCCGAGGCCGAGGCCGAGGCCGCCCCCATGCCGAGAAGGCTCGAAAGAGAAGAACCGACACCAGCCACCGCATTTGAAGCCTTCTTTGCAATGCTGTTAGATCCGTTCGATCCGTTCGCTCCAGATGACATTCTATATTTATAGTCTAGATTTTATAGTTTTGATGAGGTCGGCCATCTTTCCAAGGTCGTAGACACCGGCAAAGTGGACTAGAAAATCGCCGGGGGCCCAAAGTGGTTTTCCGGGAAGTCCCTGGATATACGCGTTGAACCGGGTGCAGTCTTCCGTAATCTCTACTCGCTCGAGATCGGCTGACACGGTCTGTAAAAGATAGATGAGGGCCGCGTTCTCCCACCAGATATGATAAGTGAGATGCTCCTGTTCACCAATCCGCCGCCAAAAGTCTCGGAGCCAGGGACCGTTCCGCATCAGCATATTGCCAGAATTCAGATTTCCGCAGGCGTCGATGCACATAAGGAGGTCCTTTTTTCCCAAAAGGGGTGCAACATGATCCTCTAGCTTTAAAGCCGGGTTGGTCACTAGAACATCCGCATCCGAAAGAAAGATAAGAGTTCCATCCGGGCACTTTGATAGAATGTCTAGCACGAAGGGAACCTTCGACCAGGCTATAGGTTTCTTGCGGTCCCAGAACTCTGTGCCGCCTTGAATATAGGTATATCCGTGCGCCGCCGTATAGGCCACCTTTGAAGCTAGGGCCGGTGCCAGGGCTTTCTTGAAATCCTCACCGATGGCGAGTGTGGCGATGATCATTGGCTTGATATAAGGGACTTCTCTTAGCCGGCCTGGAAAAAATTGAACCGGTCGCCCTGCCCCCACCGAATACACCTTGATGTTCGAGTATCAGAAGAATGCTGCCGGTGAGTTTGTGTGCGGCATCTGCAATGCCGTGAAAAAGAACCAGAATACCATGCACTATCATATCAAGAGTCATGCCGGAAAGTATCCCTTTAGCTGTAAGATTTGCAACAAGGGCTTTCTCCAGCAGCAGAGTCTTATTGTCCACAACGCGGCTCTTCATGCCACGGACAACAAGTCGTTGGCCTGTCCCTGCTGTCCTTTCGAGACTCTGACGAAGGCGAACCGGATTATTCACTATGTGCGGAAGCACTGCGCCGAAGAGGTAGCGAAGGCCCTTCACGTAAAGGAGGGGGTCTTTCAGTGCACCGTTTGTGATAAGGAACTGAAGAGCAATACTGCATTTCACTATCACGTGGCGGGCTGTTTACAGTTGGGAGAGCGGCAGGCGGAGTTAGACGGGATTCTGTGATTCGTTCCACCATTCAGGCCGATTTTTCATATAAATAATCCGGGTGGCCGTATTTTCATGGGGTGTCAGGCGAGATGTATAGAGAGTAACCTTCTCAACCGCATCCATTTCCGTGGTGGCGCAATCAATGAGGAGACTTCCAGATAGCGTAGACTGTCCTGGGCGAATCCGATCCCAAGAGCTGTAGATCAGAAAGTGACTGGTTGCATACGGCTTGTTCATGCATTGATGCTTCGATGACGTGGTCTAAATTTTTCACGAAGTATGTTTTCGCAGAGTGCCTTAGCACTCGAGGATATCTAGTTAGATTTCATCCGACTTTACAAAGGTCTGTGAGATGACAATGAGCTTGTAGATGTGGTGGCCGAGGGCGGCAAAGGCGAGCATTAAAAGGATTTCATAGGCCGGTCGCTCAGTCTTTTTTCCATTGTAGCCGATCCAAAGGAGTGTCGGAGCCACAAGAAGAATGTGGATGAGATGAATCCAGACTAACTGGGATCCGGCGGCCCAGCGCGCCATTCCCATATATCCGTGATAGGCAATGACGAGAATCCCGAAGCCAAAGAGGACATTGTAGACCCACTCCGGAGTGGCGGCGCGGCTGAATCCAACATAGAGCAGTAATGGAACGATGACTGCTGTATGCGCAATGGATATGGCTAGGTGGTGATCGAGCATTATACCTAGTTCTTCTTACCGTTGGGAGAAAACCACGAGCGAAATGTGTCCTTGTATACGCCGACGATGCCGATGATAGCAATCGCACCGATGATAGAAATGGCCTGGCTTATCTTGGGCATTTACTTGGAGTCTATATTATTCTTAATGTGCTTCGACTGCTGCTCTAGCACCCACTGTATAACCGTGACCGTGTCACTCTGCTGGATGGGGCCCGTGACCTTTCCATTGGAAACAACGAGGAATGATGGAATGGAGCGGACACCGCAGTAGCCGGGTGTATAGTTGTTCTGATCGACGTCGCATTTCAGCCATTCGACTCCGGACATAGTGTCAAGAATATCCGTGTCAATGCGTTTGCAGGGGCCGCACCAGGTGGCACCGAAGTAGACGGCTGTAAAGCGGGGTTTGGGGTCATTGAGAATCTCCTCAAACTCCTCTTGGGACATTAAGTATTTCATTCTTATTTGGGGGCTGAATATCAATGCTACGTTAAGGCCGCACCGCCGCTATTGCGGCGCCACCTACCGCAACTACCGCTAGGCTTCCTACCAGGAGATATGCGCCCAGGCCAGCGCTAGTGTCCTCCATAAGATTGCGGGCAATGGCGTCGAGATCGACGCTGCCTCCGGCTTGTGTAGGAGCAGGAGCAGGAGCAACAACAGGAGGAGCAACAGGAGGAGCAACAACAGGAGGAGCAACAGGAGGAGCAACAGGAGGAGCAACAGGAGCAGGAGCAGGAGCAGGAGCAACACGAGCAGGAGCAGGAGCAGGAGCAGGAGAAGGAGCAGGAGCAAGAGGAGCGCCAGTAATAGAAGAAAGGTTAAACATTCCCGCCCCAGAACCTCCTTTGAGATTCTGTAGGAAGGCCGGTCCCATCGTAAAGGCGCCAAGACCACTTCCAGCAAGCGCTGTGCCACCTCCTATTACGGCTACAACGGTCTTCATAACAGGCTTCAGCGTAGATGCAATAGTGTCGGGAAGAAAGTCAAGAAAATGATATAGACCCGCGCACAAAATCATAACAATCAGTCCAATCACCGGTATACTTAGTTTCGCAGTTGGCACACCTATCTTTCGCTGGACAAAGGGAATCTTGAATCCACCGTGTCCATTTGCGTCGAGTCGATTAAAGTTGGGATTGAAGAGTTGTATGATATCAAAGATATACCAAGGACTATACATAAAGAGCCAGGGTAGTATCCAGAGATCGGGAAGAGCCTGTCTAGAAAGCTGTCCTACTGTCGCAAAGGCGAGTTGCGCCACTGCCTTCACGACGCCCCAACCAAAGGATCCAGTAACCATGAGATTCACACCCGCGTATCCGAGATAGGAAAAGGGGACGATCGGTATTATGCCGGCAAAGAACAAAAGGAGGGGCCACGTAATCGATGCCGGAATCGGTATACCCTCCTTTATGTATTTATCAAAAAATGTCTTTTTTGCGACTGGGGCTGGCGCTGGAGCCCCAGCTATCATGCCAGCTACTGTTGACATACCTATTGATAACGGTGAATAACGCCCTGTTAAAAACACACCTTAGATTCTGAAAAGTAGGCCAGCAAAGCCGTTGACAATGCGGAGAACGTTGTGGTTCTTTGCATAGATGCGGGCGTGACAGTTGCCTCTGGGCGGTGTGTAATAGGGGTTCATCACAGTGCGGCCTGTCACCGGATCTGTCACAGTCGTGGGTCCCATGTAGTTCGATCTCATCGTCAGCTGCATTGTCATTGTATCTATCCGACTCGCGTTCAGAGATCCGGATGGCTGCATGTCCTCTGGCCGGAGGGCGAAGCTGTAGACGTAGATGAAGTTCTTCGGGACATTGCTGTGATACTGGTATGGCTGCACGAGCCGGAAATACCCGGCGTCGCGGGCATCAAATCGGTCATAGCCGTCGACCTGCACGAGGGCCTGTGTGATTAAATCCTTGATGGCCCCGACCTCTATGTTCTGGTTGATCGAGGTGGAGCTGTAGTTGAAGAACTCGTTAGTAGTGTCCATGAGATCACGGCGAACGACCCATATCAGCTCACGAAGAGGATGATTGAACTCGAGATTGATGTTGGCAACGGCGGCGTCGGCCGGAATGCTTACCCGGGGCGTATACTGGATCTGTTCGATGAGATACTCGTGCGTGTTCGCCACGAAGCGGCGGCGCTCCTCCGTGTCGAGGAAAACGTAGTCTCCCCACATGCGCATGTCGATGATCTTTGCCGGGTTGACTTGGACAGGGGCGCAGCCACCGCTGAGATCGGGCGAGTAGAAGAGGGTCTGTATAGGCTTCAGCTTCACGTTGATACGGATAGGGTGATACTGAATGGCCAGGAGAGGCAGGTAGAGTCCAGGATTCTTATTGAACCAGAACTGGAGGGGGATGTAGAGCTTCGTGGTCCCGTCGGGATACTCGTCGGTGCCGAAGACGTCGCCAGGAGGGAGGACGGGCGGCGGGATCATGCCGTCCACGCGCCCGACCATGTTTCCGTAACCCTGCTGGAGTCCGGGCGGCACCGAGAGACTTGACCAGAGCTCGAACCATTCTCCGGTCTGCTTGTCGATCTCCTGCTCTCCGATCTCTAGGGTAATCTCATCAATCAGGGCGTGACCAATGGAGTTCGTGTAGGGCACAGGCGTGCCGTCGACCAGTGTGAGCTGGGGGAGAACAACCTCGAGCATGATGGGGCCGAGGAGATCGCCCCGTCTCGGCACGAGGCAGGTCAAACGTCGCCCAAAGTCCGGGTCGCCGTCGAAATACATGACCTGCGATTCGATGGAGAAGTTCGTGTAGCGACGGTAGACCATCTTGAACCAGGTTATTTGTGGATTTCCAGTGAGGAAGACATCCTGCTTGCCTTGTGCCACCAGCTGAAGAAGGCTACCACCCCCAGGCATTCTATGTTAGTCATTGGATCTTGTTTAAGGCCGTTTCTCGCGAGTAAGAATCTTATGAACTAAACAGATGGCGGCCAACCGCAAGACGATAGATACTGATATGATCTATCTCCGTCAAATCCAGGCTCGGACGGCGATGAACCAGTTGATTCCATACCAACATGTTCTGGTCTCAAACGGGGATGGATCGACTCGCTGGGACTCTTTTAGCAGCATTGCGCCGGTGTCGACCTTCACTTCGCTGCAAGATTCTTCCGGCCACATCCTATATGCAGATAATCGGAATCTAAGCATTCGTATAAGCACATCTGGTCCCACTGGTCTTCTTACATCTGGCCTCGACGCCAGTAATGGCGCCATTATCTTGGCCAGCTCTCCTCCGACGGTGGTCGTGTCACAGCGCCCAGTTCCGGGCGTATCGCAGCTGATTGCTGGAAATCCTCCCGATCCGGTCCCTATAACTAACTATTCCAGCATCCAGTTCTTTGGGGTGAAAGATGTTATTTTGTCAACGGTCGTCGGCCCTAGCACACCGTCTATCTTTATATCAATCAGTAGCTTCACCAGTCAAAACTACTCGACGCTAAATGCGGAGGCCTATGCCTGGCGCCCCTATATCTATAGCACTCTCTCGACGGCCATTACTCATACCTCTTTTATAAGCTCGATGCCGATCTCATGGGGCCAGGGTGTTCAGCCACTTTCTACGGAGCCTTACCCGAACTATAGCACGGGCGACGCCTATTTCAGCACAGTAACCTTTCAAGGTGGCCCCTACATTCCCTACGTGACTGCGGGCACTAAGCTGATTCTGGAGGCTGAGCCTACCTACCTGCTTCCGCGCTTCTTCTTTGGAAATGAGCCGTATCCGAATCTTCTGAAATCGATCTCTTCGTATGTGCAGTATAAGAATCGTAACGCGAGCACGACGATTTTGGCAGAAAGTCTAAATACGGATTGGATCGTCTCGCAGCAGTCGAACGCCTACACCTCGAATGTCTTTAATAAGCCGATGAAGCTGCCTATCAGCAGCGGGACCTTTGCCGCCAACTGGCTGGCGGATGGCGCGGTCGGCTACTATACCCTCTATCACCGTATTCCTGGAGGCATGGCGGAACTTATTCCGGGTGATGCCTGTGGCTATGGCATAGGAGCGCGCGGTGGCATGAGTAATACGGAACCGACGTTTGTGAATCTCACGCCGCCGCAGAATGGGGCCTTTATGCACGTGTATAATCGGGCGCCTGCGCCCTAGGGGGACGCAAGCCTCCCCCTCGCCCCCTGTCACTAGAGGTTTCTAGATGGTTTTTACCCCCCTCGCCCTAGGGGGACGCAAGCCTCCCCCTCGCCCTAGGGGGACGCAAGCCTCCCCCTCGCCCCCTGTCTCTAGAGTTTTCTAGATGGTTTTACCCCCTTGCCCCGCCCCGCTTTAAGAAGCTACGTGTATACACTATAAAGATGCTCGCTCGTCATCCAAAGACCGGTGCTCCGATTCGTATTATCAAATCGGAGAGTTGCGCATGGCGCTCCAAGAAAACACTCGTCTGGCTATCCACCGAGGACTCCGATCCCGTCTGGAATCGCTACGATGTGGGCGTCACCTCCTCCGTCTACGCGGAGACGCACCGGGCCAGTATCGTAGTCTGTCTCGGCGACCCCGCCCTCGAAGCGGCCTGGTTGGCCACCTCTCCAACTTCCGTCCATCTCATCGCCATCCCTCGCTCTCTGGCCATGACTATCGGCATCGAGGCGCTCATGTCCTACAAGCTCGGAAATCTTATCTGTCTCGAGGAGATCGCCCAGCTCTACCCCTACGTAAATCCCTGGGAATCGACGACCGATGATGCCAAGCGCATTATTGGGGATCTCATGCACTACCAGAACAATATCACGTCGCCTTATGATCGGCCGCCTGCACTCATTTACGTCACGCAAACCTATAAGACAACAGTGGCGCGTGAGGCGGAGTTGAAGCTCTGTCTCGAGAAGAATCTGGCCTGTCCAATGATTGATCGCATTGTTCTTTTAAATGAGAAGCCCGGCCTCACCTACGGAATCAAGCATCCGAAGATCGACGAGCGTATTATCGGAAAGCGGCTCGGATACGCGGACGTTCTGCGCTGGATCTATGACGAGGCCCCCGCGGGCTCCCGCGTCGTCTTTGCCAACGCCGACATCTACATCGACGACTCGTGGCGCGCTCTCTGGTCTATCGATACGACGAACACTGCCTTCGCTATTCTTCGCTGGGACATGAAGGAGGGGAAGCCAGTTCTTTTCGGCCCGCGCCCCGACTCTCAGGATACATGGATGGTCGAGGCGGACTCCGTAAAGAAGCGGACCTGGGACTGGGCCACCGTCGACTTTCCCTTTGGCCAGGGCGGCTGCGACAATGCCATCGCTCTCGAGCTGTTCAAGCAGAAGTTTCTCGTGGTCAATCCGGCCCTCACTCTCAAGACATACCACGTCCATGAGACGGCTCTCCGCACCTACGATCCGCGCAACATCGTTGACAAGCCGGCATATCTCTATATTCAGCCGACGGGGGTCCACGACATGAAACCGGTCTTTGACTTGCCCCGAGACGTGGAGTTGAAGGCCCAGACCTTTGATCGCCGCATCAAGGGACCTCTCTCGGCCACACAGGCCAAGACATATGCTGTTATGACGTCAAAGGTCACCGGCACCACTCTGGACGTCGACACGGAGAATGCCTATACCCCTAAGATCGCCCTTTCGAAATACAAGGGCGTTTTCCAGACGCGCGAGGGGCTTGTGTTCACGAAAGATTCTACTCTTATCGGGGCATCAAAGGCGTCAAAGACCCTATGGTCGAAGGTGCCGGTAAGCACCCTCTCGGCCTCCATTCCGGTAAAGTCGGCCCTGGTAGCTCCTCTCTCCAATGAGACGGCCGCGGCCCCGGAGCAGTATCTGCTCAACTATCTCGGCAAGATTCTCCTTATGCGGAAGGACTACCCTCAGGGTGAGTTCTGGGCATCGAAGGCCGTCATGGATGCTCTGAAGCTGTTCAACTGGGGGCCGACTCTCCCAGTCATGTCCCGTGATGCCGCGCGCCAGGCCTGGTGCTCAGAGGCCGTGGTGTGGCCGCTACTGGATGATCAGCGAGTGACTAAGGAGGAGGTCGCGGCCCTGAAGGCCAATCTGCGAATCCAGCGACCCAAGGAGAATCGCCTGGTCGTAGTCGGCTCCGACTGGATCACGCCGGAGGTCATGGAGGTTCTAGAGGAGGGTCGTGAAGTCTCTGTTCTCTGGAGCACAACGGCCCCTGATGTGATCGCCGACGCGCTCGTCGGGGCCTCCGCCTTTCTTACACACGGCCCTCTGGGGAACTGGGCCTGGATGCTACCAGCGGGGGCCACGGTCTTTGAGATCCAGTGCGAGATGACACCTTCGATCGATCTTCTCCACCTCTGCGGAGCCGCGGAGCTCGACCACCAGCTCTATATTGTGCCGAAGGGGAAGCCGACGCCGAAGCAGTTGACGGATATGACGGCGGCCTTTATGTCTTTAAAGGCACCAACACTTCCGGTGCTCTACATGCCGAATCGCCAGGGCTTCTTTGCCCACGCCGGCGACTCCTTTAGAGAGATGGCGGTCATGTGGGCAGAACGAGGCTACGTGCGGCTGAGCCCTACGGATTCGGGGCACGTCAAACTCGGATCCACTGTCCTCTACGATCGCCCGACCTTTGCCTGGTTGGATGCGGAACCGACGACGGGCCCCATCCTTCTTGGGAATCCGGCGCCGCGGGCTCCCAATCAGCGCCCCTGGACCTTTTGGCCACGTCGCCCGAGACTGGTAGAGGAGATGGCAGCCCTCGATCTACCTCGAACAAAGGGCCTGGTCTTCTACGGCCGCTCCGAGAATGCCGTTCAGCGCGCCCATCGCACCGCCGCTGATTGGGCCTCCGTTTGCGACGAGTTTGTGCACGTGGACGGAGAGAAGCCCTATCCATTCAGCCACGAGGAGTATCTTCGAAATCTGGCGCAGGCGAAGTGGGGTCTCTGTCTCGCGGGCTTTGGCAAAAAGTGCCACCGTGAGATTGAGTGTATGGCCATGGGCTGTGTGCCTATTGTGGGCCCGGAGGTCGATATGGACAACTACGCGGATCCGCCTGTCCTTAATGTGCACTACCTACGCGCTGCTAGCCCCGCAGATGTCGTGAAGCCGGATAACTGGGAGGAGATGTCGGCGGCCTGTAAGGACTGGTGGCGCAGGAACGCGTCGGCGGAGGGCTCATGGCGTTTAACACAACTCTTGATTTCTCGCTCCTCTTAGTAATGTGCCGCATAAGATGCCCATGCCACACTCTGAAACACCTGACGCCGTGCAGAACGGTGCCGCTGCCAGAAACACTACCTAAAATTGCCATTAATACGAGTTTAATAGTGAGGCATGACTACCCAGTTGCAATCCGTCCAGATCCATCTCCCAAGTGGGATCGTCTACGCTCTGGAACACGCCCCAATCCCACCGGGAAAGCCCCCTCTCAAGGTAAAGAACGAGCGAAAGACAACGATATGGCATGAGACGCATATCGAAGAGATTATCGACGGGCGCTTAAAGACCTGGCAGCCGAAGCCGACGCTGCTGGAGGCACTGAAGGGCAAGGGTCGACTCATCCAGATCTTTAAGGATGGGTCGATCATTGTGAAAGATGGCGTGAGTTCTTACTGGGGGCCCACGCAAAAAGGGCCGCCGACTCCGGGCATCATCGTGCACTCGCATATTTGCTACGACGGCAATCGTGTATTTAATGATGAATGCGACTGTTTCTGTGAGACGCGCATTCCTTTAGAGGAGCAGCGGTATTCATTCTGGTCTTAATCGGCATCCGAATCAGGAAAGGAGACAATCTCATCATCTCGAAGCCGTCCGATATACTTACACTTGAGGTCATAGACCTTCTGGGTCCGTGAATCGTAGTAGACCGAGCGACCACCAACTTCCACCTTTTTCACTTCGATCCGCACAACATTTTCATCGTCGATCTCGACAGGTTTCTGTAGGATCGCCATGGGAACCACTTCCTCAGGCTTCTTTGGCGCAATCTTACGAGGCTTCGGTTTCGGCTTCGGTTTCGGCTCCGGCTCGACTCGCTCTCCACCCTCTAAGACCGGTAGCTGAGCAGCAGCCTTCTTGGCCCGCGCCATGTTCTCTTCACTAACTACAGCTCCGCTGCTAAGCTTTAGACGAAACCAGGCTCCATCGTAAATATGGCTCCAGCGTGGAATCTCCTCTGTAACAAGTCCGTGCAAATATGAGGGATGCGTGCCCTGTAGGCTCGTTCCAGTCATCTTGGCCACCTTTTCATCCGTTCTCTCCTTGCGTCGTTCACAGGCTGAGCATAAGCCTCCTTCTCCAATCCGGTCACACCAGATTGGAAGATGAAAGAATCCGCCGGTCTCGAAAGGGATTGCGCCGACGCCCTTGACGTCGCTTACGAGACGTCCTGCGCATCGCATGTTACCGGCTCCTTTAGACCGGATCCGGATAAATTTTACACTGGGTGTTTGCCTCATATTCAACTAAAAAATGGAGGCGATTATGATGCTCATTGCAATGATTAAGACATGCATTTGCCCAAGGCGTTTCCAGGACTTTGAACTCGATACGAAGATTTACGGAGACTTTTAACGTCTTGTGCCAAAACCTTGAAATGAAACATCCGAGACGGAAATATCAGATATCCGAGTCAAACCTAAACTTTCTTACTTGCGCATCTTGCGCATCGTCTTGCGCGCCTTGCGCATCTTACGCATCGTCTTACGCGCACCACCCATGCCAGTCTTGTTGTGGTAGACAGCCATTTGTATATTTATACGCGAGATTTTTAATAAATCCCCAGAGTTCGGGCAGACGGATCCGTTGCGTTAGACCAGCGCGGCATCCACTTGTAGGGGACATTCACCCCCTCGCCGTATACCTCTTTATAGATTTTCCGGTAGTAGGCCTGCTCGGCCGTAGTCGATTCCGGATCTTCCATATTGCACCAATCTCCCATAATCTGCGCAGCCCTTTCTTGGACAATCTGGAACCATGACCGCTCTCCACTGACACCGTCGCTAAAGGCCTCCTTTCGTCTCCATAGAACCTCTCTCGGGAGCGTCCCGTCGTCGTATGCCGTGCGCATCAGCCACTTCTCGCAACGATCCTTAGTGGGCCGCCGTAAATCGGTCGGTATGCTCCGGGCCACGGCCACGAACTCCCGATCCAGATAAGGTGTCCGCGGCTCGAGACCGTGTGAGGAAACGCACCGATCGCTGCGTAGCACGTCGAAGTAGTGAATATCCTGGAGAAGGCGCGTGACCTCCTCTTCATAGGCGGCGTCGGAGGGTGCTCCGTAGAAGTAGAGATAGGAGCCCCAGACCTCGTCCGCCCCGTCGCCATTAAAGACCACCTTACAATCTGAGTCCTTAATGGCCCGGGCCACGAGCCAGTTTCCTACAGAGGCTCGCACGGTGGTCGTATCATAAGACTCAATGGCCCGCACGACTTCCGGAATGGCCGCCAGAAAATCCTCGGCCTCCAGCACAACCTCCGTGTGATTGGAGCCGATCCACTTGGCCACCATTTTCGCGTGAGCCAGGTCACTCGAGCCCGGCATACCGATGCTGTAGGTGCGAAGAGGTGGGGCACCGGCAACCCGAAGCTCCTTGGCGATGAGGGCCGCGATGAGGCTGCTATCCAGCCCGCCGCTCAGCAGCGCCGCGACGGGTCGCTCCGTCATCATCCGCTTTTTCACGGCGGCATCGAGGGCGCTCCGAACGGCCGTGCAGGCCAGACCGACCATAGAGAGCAGTGGCTGTTTATAGAAGGGCACTGTATGATAGCTCACTATGGTCGTGAGAGTCGCCGTGCTGAGCTTCAGTTTGTGGTAGGTTCCTGGAAACACCGGAAAGATCTCTCCATTGGGCAGCGCCTTCAGCTCCGAGGCATAGAAGGTGCGGTTCGTGCTGACGCAGGTATAGAGAGGGCGGACGCCATAGGGATCGCGGCCAATAATAACCTCGTCCCGCTCCTCATCGACGATAGCGAGGGCAAAGACTCCATCGAGGGCCCGGAAGAAGCCGGCGACGGGGATTCCCAGCTGCATGAAGCGTTCGTAGAGGGGGCCGATGATCTCGCAATCGGATCCGGAAGTGCAGGAAAGCCCGTATTCTGCGGCCAGGGCACGCCAGTTGTAGATCTCGCCGTTGCAGATCCAGTGCACGCCTCGGCTCATGGGCTGCATGCCTGCCGTGCTCAGCCCGTTTATGGCGAGACGCGTAAATCCGAGAGTGGCATTGGCCACTTCTATGTAGGCGGAGCCCTCTGGTCCCCGGGCCTTCAGGGCGAGGAGAGATTCTTTGATCAGACTATTGGGGGGTGGAGGCCCTATCGAGAGCCATATTCCACACATCTATCTGGCCAGCTTAACTTCTCTTAAAGTAGATGGACGCAAGTGATCGCATAAGAAAGCTCCAGGCCCAGGCAGTCTTTACGTATTACAAGCGTAATGTGCTTAATCCGGGCACCTGCAACACGACGACCTGTGCCAGCCTTGGAACCCGCTGTGTAGTAAACTATCCGACCTACGCGGAAAAGAATAAGGTCGTTGTTGGAAAGGCGGCCTGCCTGGGATGCACGGGGGCCACATGCTGAACGCTTAAGAACTTAGTCCCTATCATCCTTTAGAATGCCAGAGAAGTCGAAGGCCGATCGTGTGAAGGAGACGGTGACCATTCTTAAGAAGCTGAAGGAGGTCGGAGTGCCTGACACGGATGCCGGTTACAGCCTCATTCACAAGCACATGTCCAAGTGGGTCCACGATGGCGAGGCGGCCAACGTCACGGTGCCTCTGATGCGCTACGGCCGCGATGCCTACATTATTATGCCGAGTGAGGAGGGGCAGGTAGCCTCCTGTCGGCTGAAGGTGGTTCATACAGATGATTGAACAGATAATATATACTGTGCCAAAGTTAAGCGGCCAAAGGTCACTTAACATTAGCACAATCTAATACAGTATGGAGCGCGCCTCCCTGAACGCCGAGGGCACCTTATACGAGGCCGTGGCCCGAGGTAACAAGGACACCTATTTTTTCAAGGACGATAACTCCGCCCTCAATCCCTTCGAGCAGCGCTACGGCCCCTCCGCCCCAGTGATTCACGAACTCCGCCGCATACCCCCTATAAACGGCGCCGACTTCGGCCGCTCCTCCGAGTTCACCTTCGACGTCGCCGGCGACGTCTTCACGAAGCCCACAATACTTATAGATCTGCCCTCTTGGATCCCTCCGGAGTTTGTAGACCAGGCCACCCGCATCCGGGACCTCTCGGGGAACTCCTACGGCTACACGAACGGCATCGCCTACTTTCTTTTTAAGAAGATCCAGCTCTACCAGGATAAGGTCCTCTTGTATGAATACAGCGGCGACGTCCTCTTTGCCTCCAGGACGAATCGGGGTTCGCTCAACCACGCCTATATGGAGAATGATCTGGCCGGCTTTCATGACGGCTCCGTCGACTCTATTGCGGCGGCGGCGGTTCCGGGGCGTCTTCGTCTCGAGATCCCCTTTGTCAGCCCGGAGTTTCCCAGCATCGCCATGCGCTCGCAGAGCTTCAAGTTGCGCCTTGAGTTGCGTAGACTCGAGGAAATCGTGGAGTCTTCTACGGGTCTGCCGGCGCTTCCCTGGACCCAGACCCTTACGTCCACTGATATCTTTACACCTCTTTCTCGCATTGCCATCGGACAGCCTACGCTGCAGCTCGAGACCCGTCATATCTACACGGATGGTGAGACCCAGGTGGCCCTTCGGTCCGCCACTCTAGAGATGCCCTTTCAGCGCCTCTATGAGAACACCTTTACATACTCGGGGGCCGACTACTCTGCTCTCATAAAGTCGCCTACGGGGGTCTCGGCCTGTTCTCGGCGCCTGGACGGCGTCCATCCCGCTGGTCGTCTTCTCTGGTTCTTCCGCTCTCAGAATGATCTGCGCGCCGGTCGTCGCTACGCCTTTACGGATCCCTCGGGCCAGGAGTATTATACGCGCCAGTCGCTCATTATTGCTGGACGGGATCGCGAGCCACTGAATGGGCCGCTGCTCTGGAATCTTATTACGAATCACGCCAAGGAAGGTCGCGATCCGGGCCCGGGCCTGAGTGAGATGAACTGGAATCTAGGAGTGGCGACCGAGCAGCCAGAGGGTTCCGTAAACTTCGGAACGGCTGATCGCCCCACCTTTTATACGGAACTGGCCCCTACCGCGCCGGATCTGGTTTCGGGCCAACCCTCTATAGAATGCACGGCAATCATCGATTCCTGGGCGCTCTATATGATTGAAAAGGATCGTGGGATGCTCAAGTATGGGAACTAATATCGAACTCTATCTCCTTCCCATCTGCTCGCACTCTTCTGAAACGAAAGGGAACCTCTTTTATCGGCATCCCCTTAATACAGTGGGCTAAAAACTCCTCAGAATGAAGCTTCGATTGCTTAGAGAACTCGAGAGCTTTTAAATAACGCTCTCCGAAGGCACGGGTTTTATCAGGGGGGCCAAGTGCGAATCTATCATTTACAGGACACTTCGAAAAATCGGTCAAGATCAACTCACTGCCAAACCATCGAATATTTAGCGGTGTGAGGAATCTGCAATCTGGTCGCAGATATATAACGTAATCATAGTCGCCCTTGGACATCTGAGTCACCTTATAGAGTGAATAAAGTGCACGAATATGATTATCGAAGGTTTGCCATGGCAATCCTTGACCATCCCACGCATCACCATTCGTTCTATAGGCAGCTAGATTTAGACTGGCATCGCACTCATCCTGATCCTCTATTTCAGCGGCGGTCGGTTCAAGCAGCTTGTAAAGCTCATTGTTCAAAGTTAACGCCCTTTCCTGTGAGCGATCATTACTATATAATCGCGTAATAGAAAATGTATGGACGAATACACCATATTCGATGCCAGCTGTCTTTAATATATCATATACGTTCCGCTTAATGCTATCAATAGTTATATCTGTTGATCGGCAAAGACCCCAGAAGCATATTGCCACTTTCATCTAAGTTCATAGTTCATAATATTTTAAGTAAGGATTAAGTTT